CCCCGGGGGCCCGGTTCCCCCTCCCGGCCCAGCCACACCTGTTTCTCCTTTCGGTCCCTGTGGGCCTGCCGGGCCTGCTGCCCCGGTGTCTCCCTTTGGACCCTGTGGACCTGTACTTCCTGTCAGCCCGGTCTCTCCCCGCTCTCCCCTGTCGCCTTTCGGCCCCTGCGGACCTGCCGGACCAGCATCACCTGCCGGTCCCCGTTCGCCGGTTGCCCCGACAGGGCCGGTGTCACCGCGCTCTCCCTTATCACCCTTCGGCCCCTGAGGACCCGCGGGCCCCTGTTCCCCCTTTGGCCCGGGAGGTCCCACCACGGTGGGGATTCGGTTTACGGCCTCTTCCGCCGCTATCCTGCTTTGTTCCGCTGACTGTGCGCTTTCTGCTGACTCCCGGGCTTTTTCTGCTGCGGTCGTTGCATCCCTGGCTGCATTACCGGCTGCACTTTCTGCCGTCTTTTTTGACAACTCAGCATCTGTTGCACTTTGTAATGACTCACTGGCTTTTTGAGCGGCCGCAGAGGCCGAGGACGAGGACGCCTCCTCTGACTGCTTTGCAGCGGCTGCACTTTCTGCCGCCTGCCGGGCTGACTCCGATGCATCCCCTGCTGAAGTGTCAGCATTTGCAGCGCTCTCTTCTGCCTGACTGGCTGATATGCCGGCATTCCTCGCTGACGTCTCCGCCTCTCCGGCATTCTTCTTCGCCTCCTCAGCGTGACGCGCCGCTTCTTCCACCATCAGTTCAAAACGACGCAGTGCCTCCGGCCGGACGTCATCCTCCGACATGGCACCGAGAAAATCATTCAGCGTCCCCGGTTGAGAATCTTCATACACGGTGATGGTCCCGGCATGTGACGGAGGAAATCCCTCCACCAACAGAATGACGCTGTACTGACCGTACTCAACATCCATGCTGTAACGTCCGGCTTCATCCGGATTTTCAGAGGCCACCGTGTTCACCACCACCGTGCTGCTGGTTCGTCTGGCCTTCAGCACAATGGTGCAGTTCTGTACTGGTTTTCCTGTGCCATCTTTAAGCACGCCAGAAATTTTTACTGTCATACTTTTCCACCAATAAAAAAAGCCCGCAGCAGTGACGCCACGGGCTTCAGGACAGTGTAACTTTACGTTTCCTCAAACGCAGTTCACCCCATAAGGTGGATGAACCTGCGTATCATAACAATATTTACAGAAGATAAATCGGCGTCTGTTGTCAGAAACGGTATCCGATACCAACAATAAATGCATCCGATCGCCAGTCGCCACTACCGGAACCTTCATAAGCAAGGTCAATGGTCACGGATTCGGTCGGGTTAAACTGCACGCCAGCCCCCCACGCCAGAGACGTGTTGCTGTGGCGACCGTCATCACTTCCGGTCAGCACATCGTGCGTTTTCCCCTTGTTGTCAGTTACGCGGAGATAATCCCCGGAGAAAGTCGACACACGGCTGTAAGCCACACCCGCCATCGCATACGCGCTGAACCATTCATTCACGCGTACAGACGGCCCCGCCATCACGCTGAACCAGCGGTTACGCACGGAATCTTCATGCCAGCGGGTATCGCTGTAGCGCGTTTTTTGCTCATCCTCAGCATTGGCATAACTGAAGGACGTAATCAGCCCCAGCGCGTCCATAAACTCATAACGGTATTTCACGTTAATCCCGTTCAGATCATCACTACCGGGAACGTTCGTCGAGGCATGGAGATACCCCGCGCTCAGCGTGGACTGATGTTCTGCTGCACTCGCTGGCGTAGCAGCGGCGACCTGCCAGACTACTGCGGACAAAATAACAGCACATAATTTACGCATAATTACCTCTCGCTTTTCTGCAATAAAAAAGGCGCCATTTCTGGCGCCCGTATCTGGGTTATAAAATTCAGCTGATACTGATACCTGCTGTGGATTTTTTCATCACCACAACCAGCAGATCGCTGATACTGGTTGTTGGTGTCCAGTTATTCGCTCCTGATGAAGATACGGTGAATGTCAGTGTCAGCGTCCCCTGTCCGGCAGGCATATCTATAACTGAAGAAAATACGCCCTGAGCATCCGTCGTGGACTGATTAAAAATCTCCTGACCATTGCGGGTCACTCTTAACCGGCAGGTTGAATACCAGTATGACTGTTGGTTATTACTGTTGAAATTCTCATGCTTACCACCGCGGAATAACACTGGCGGTATCATGACCTGCCGGTCAAACTTCTGATCATCACTGATTCTTACCGTGATGGTGCCACTGGCATAAGTGCTCGTGCGGGGGAAAGACTTGCTGACCGTTTTGACAATATCGCCTTCAATCTGGTTGGCTGACAGTTTCCCCTTAATCTGACAGTTCTCATTAATCGTGACGTTGTTGAGCGTCCCTGAGTTCGCATTCACACTGCCACTGATATCCGCATTTTTCGCCGTCAGTCGCCCGTCCGGCGTCAGGGAAAACGTCGGGGGGTTGCCGGATGACGTGATACTCACCGCAAACAGTCGTTTCAGGAACACGTCGTTCATGAACAGCTGATTCCCCTGCGCCACAAATAACGGCGTGCTGTTGCCGCTCTCCGGATTTATCATCGCGATACGGTCAGCCAGCAGCAGTATGTTGCTCAGTGGCTGGCCATCAGTATCCTCAATCCCTGCACCAATCCCGGCCACATAGGGAATGCCGTCTTTCGTTTTTTGAACCTTCAGCATGTACAGCGCAGCCAGGTCATCATTTGTGTCCTTCTGCACGCGCTGTATCTGCTGTATGGTGGCGCTCTGGTTCTCCAGTGTTTTGTTGACCGTCTGTGTGATTTCATTGCGGGTTTCCGTGATGCTGGTCTTCATCTCCGCCATCTCATCTGCAAGCTGGCTGTTATCTATCAGTTCCCACAACCCCTGAGCCAGATGCAGTTTTCCTATTTTTTCCCGGAAAAATTCCAGATACCCTTCACCATCATTGCTGGGCTGCCCGCTGACTTCCACAAACGCAGATTTCCCCACCAGGTTGACGCTGCGCACGTAAAACCAGAAATCCTTCCCGGGCTTAATGTGCGGGCCGGATACACTCCACTGACTGCCGGTCCCCAGATAACGGGCAGAGGTTTCCACCTGAGATGTGTCTGCGATTTTTGCCTCCGAAAACCAGAATTCAAACTGTACCGTCGGGTCATATACAGCCAGTTTCGGGACCGCCGTTATCTGAAAATAGCCCGGTGTCAGCTCAATCTGTGACGGCGCTGCCGGTGCGGCAATCCGGAACGATACCGACGCCGGATCGCCCTGCTGCCCCCACGCATTTACCGCCCGGACTGTCAGCCTGTAGCTCCCCGGCGCCAGTTGCGTGAAGCGGTATGTGGTTTCCGTCGTCCGGGCCGTGCTGACCAGCCGCTCACTGCCGTCATCCGCGGCCACGGTCAGGCGAAGCATAAAGCTCACGCCCTTCACCACCTTCGGCGTGTCCCATTTCGCCTGTGCCAGATACTGACCGTCAGCTGCGCTCACCTCCACCGTCAGGTGCTGCACTGCCGGAGGGATGACGCTGTTCAGGGTGCCTGACTGCGGCTCAAAGCTGGCCCCGTTATCCACGATGGCTTCCTTTTCCGGTACGTGCTGCACCGCCGTGATGGCAAAGGTACCGTCCGTGTTTTCCCGGATGGAAACACAGCGGAACAGGCGACGACGCAGTGACGGCAGGGAGAGTCCCCATACACCGTATGTCTCCACACCATCAGGCAGGGTGCTGACCTGTATCCGGTCCGGCGCGGGGTGTGCAGTGATGGCCACGCTCACCGGCTTACCGCTGCCGTTAATCAGGTTCACCGTGGCGGCACCGGTCTCCGGCAGGGTCACCTCACGGTCCAGCGTCAGGGTGCGGCTGGCGGCATCGATGGACAGGACACGTCCGCCGGTCATGGTCCCGGCATAGTCGTTATCACAGATTTCAATAATGTCACCGGGTGTGTGACGCAGCCCCTGTGACCCGAGCGTGAAATCCACCGTCTGCGTTTCCAGCAGTCCGGTCTTTATCACCCACAGCCCGGCACGGTGGGCCTGACCGCGACTGGTGCAACCGAACGCATCCATCTTCAGCAGGTTGCGCCCGTAGCGCAGTATGGCTTCCGGGTCTTCCACCAGTTCCGTGGAGGTCTGCCAGCCGTTCTGCGGGTCGGTGTAATTCACCTCCACCGCCGTGTGGCGGTCCTTCAGGGCGCTGAAGCTGTAGCGAAACCCCACGCCGTTATCATCCACCACCACATCGCTGTTGGTGTACGGCCACACCACATCCGACTGGCGGTCCTGAACGAACGTCAGCGTCTGGCCGTTCCATACCGGCATACAGCGCATCGCCGAGCAGAAATC